ATGCCCAAGCCGCCCCCAAGTTTTCCAGGCGTTCTCGATGATTGTGTTGCCGGTTGCGTCCAGCTTGCCATCATCATTTCTGGCTTTGACCTGTAGATGAAACCCACTATCTCCGACAACGTTTGTCTTGAGAAGGTTCACATAACGCCTGGCGTATTCGTTGTCGCGCACAAGCTCGCGGCTACGATTGCGCATCACCTCCAAAGTGAAGCGCAGCTCACTGTCAGCGGAATTGCCAGATTGCACAAAGTCGCCAAACAACCGGCCTGTTCTTGCCGCCGCATAAGAACGGCGCCCCATCTTAGTGGGCTGCTGATCGCGTTTTAAAAAATCAAAAAGCCCCATCGTTAAAACCTCACTTTGATTGTGCCACCGTGGGCGCGGCCATTTTTAACGTGGTCTTTTTTATGTTCTAAGATCGCCTCACGCCGGTAATAATCACGCCATTCAACAAGCTCAGATGGCTGCATTTTTGACAGTGACCGGCCATTGATCGAATAAGACAAAACGTCAGCATCTGCCCTGCCTTGCAACACAGTCTCAATTTTGTCCACCATAATCTCAGCGTGAGACCGTGGGTCAACATTGTTGTCCAAGTCGGTGATTATGTCCCACGAGCCAGTCTGAATAACAATCCGCTCACTGTCGCTGGTGCGGGTTATCTCCAGCTGCCAGTGATGGTGACCCAGATCAAATGATGCGCTTGTCACACTGGTGATTGTAAAAAGATAATCATCGCCATCAGCCGAGCCAGTGACTGTAAATTCATGCGTGCCGCCGCCGGAGGAAATACGGCTCACATACGCAACTGTATATGCTGATGATGGATAGTCTTGACCAAGATCCCTTTTGCGCCAAGTGACGCGATCACCGACAACAATTTGGTCCGGTTCTATTGTCGGCGCATTAGCGGTGTCAAACAAATTAGCCATCAGCGCCACCCATTAACAAAACTATTACGGCTCACCATTGACCGGCGAGGCGATGGATTTTGAGGCGCGTCTGGCTTGGCCTCTTTGACTTGTCGAGCTGCACGCTCTGCCAGGCTGTCTAGGTTCAAATTCAAAATGGCCAGCGCCCCTATCGCATAAACCCGGCAGTCGAGTGCCTCATTCCTTGTCCTGGTCTTGACAAACTCCCGGCGAGGGAAGCCCTTGTGATATCTTGTCACAATTTTTTCCGATGACGCCAGCTGCTTGAAATACTCATCTGGCCGGTCATTCGGGAAATGACAGTAACCCGGACCCTCTGATTGTAACTTAAGCCGGGCAAATATTAAAGATTTAATATTGTCAACCCCAAGGGTGAACAGCCTGATCTTGCCAATGTTGTTCCTGGTGGGCCTGCTAACAACCGCACGATCCTCTCCAGCCATACCTTTTATGGCGAAAATGCGACGGCCCTCACGCGGCCTCACAAAGTCATAAACCGCCTTTGTGTAGTGGCCGCCACTATCAATGCAGGCGGCGCGGATCTGTAAAACGCGACCGTCCTCAGTCTCATATTTGCTGGCCAAAATGTTGTCCAAGTCTTGCCATAATTGCGGGGTTGATGGATCGCCATAAAGCGTGTGGTAGGCCAGGGAAAAGCTCTCCTCAGCGCGTGCAGTCCCCAGGACCTCTACCTCAATTCTGTCATCTTGGACGTCACATCCAGCAGTAATCACAAGCACGCGATTGTCCACTTTTGGCCCAAACTCATAAGCTCGCTCAGCAACTGCAAAGTCATCAACACGCTCACCCTGGTCCTCCCAGGATTGTGCAAGGGTGGTGTTCACAAAAACGCGGAGCGTATCTGGCAGCTGTTTAGCGTTGATGAAGTCTTTTGCTATGTCCCCCAGAGGTGTCCAGGGAGAATACAGGCCGGAAAGGTGGAACCCAGCCGTTCCATTAAACGTCTCGCTTGCACGCCACTCGCCATTTTTAACGGCGCGATAACGTTTCGCATCATCCCAAGCGCTGCCACAATCATCGCAAATGTACTCAGCAGTCTCCGGCGCGTCTTTTGACCAATGGACATTTGACCATTCTAATTTTTGTTTGTGGCCACAATCTGGGCAAGGCACATAATAATATCGCTGATCGCTTTGCTCAAAAGCCGTCTCAATCCTAGATGCGCCTTTATTTGTCGGGGTGCTAACCATTACGATTTTGCGGTTATGAGTGAATGTTTTGGTCCTGGCGATGCCCAAATTGATAGGATCACCCTCTGATCCGGCGCTTGCCGGATAGCGATCCACCTCATCAAACAGCACACACCGCACTGGACGCGAGGCCAACCCCGCCGGGCTATTAGCCCCAACGATGGCAAGATATCCTCCAGGGAAGGATTTCTGATAAAGCGTATTACCGCTATCTCGTGATCGCGCATCCTTAACTTTGTTTTTAAGCGCTGGAGTGTCACGCAGCATCGGAGCCAATCGGTCATTCGACCACATCTTAGCCATCTCCAATGTGGGCTGCACGATCAACATTGGCGATGGCGCTTGGTCGATAAAGTAACCAACCGCGTTGTTTATGATCTCGGTTTTGCCAATTTGCGCCCCAGTCATAAAAACAACGCGCTCAATGGTCGGATCAGATATGGCCTGCATCATCCCTCGCTGATAAGGGGCGCGATCAGTTGACCATAGCCCAGGCTCTGCCGATGCCTCCGGCGAGAGGCGGCGATAAAGGTCAGCCCATTCGTCAATCGCGAGGTTTGGCGGCGGCTGCATCGCCTCCAGAATTTGCTTGCTGATCCTCGCCACTGTCGGATGACCGGATAGGATTAACGACTTTGACTTTGACATCTGCTATCTCTTGCAACGCATCATAAATGTTGTCCTTCAAAACACTTTTCACTTCGACCAGCTTCTCAGCGGCATAGACCTCCGGTGCAACACGCTGTGGAAATGCTAGCAGCTTTTGCCGCATATTCTGCGCCACTTCCATCCAGGCAGCCTCGACATCAGCAGCCGGGATAAGCTGCTCCTCAATTTGTGCCTTTTCCATCTCAGCCAGATCAGCCTTGACCTTAGTCAGCCTGGTACGGTGCGCATTGTAATCATCGCCGCTAACATCAGCGCGCAGACCGCGCTCCCGGAGATACTTGATATACCCGCGAACCACCGGGACCAGCTCATATCTGCCGCGTTCTTTACGCGGTATCACGCCTTCGTTGACCAGCTGCGTGACGCGCTGAGGTGTTAAATCAAGCAGTTTTGCTATAGTATCAAGCGGGAAAGTCTGGTCAGACATCGCTCATCTCCGCAAAAGTCTTACCAGATTCAACGTGGATAGCCTGCTTTCCGGTGTAATCCTGCCAGCGCGTGACAATTACGTCGCAATATTTCGGGTCTAGTTCCATCAAGCGCGCTTTGCGTTGCGACTTTTCGCAAGCGATCAGCGTTGACCCACTGCCGCCGAAATAATCCAGAATCAAATTTTGTGGCCTGCTGCTGTTTTTTATAGCCCTCTCCGAAAGCTCAACAGGCTTTTGTGTCGGGTGCTGATAGTTTTTGTCCTTTGCAATCTGCCACAAATCAGACTCGTTCTTTATCTCGGGATCGATCAAACCATCGAACAGAATAAACTCGTGCTGGTGTCGATAGCCTTTCCCTAAACCAAAAACATTTTTGGCCCATACGATACACGCTTTCGGCTTCAGTCTAGATTGCAGAATGCCATAAAAAGCCCAGTTGCAGCAGACATAAAAACTATTCGGTCGGGTCGCTTCAAATGTTTGCAGCCAGCTTTCAATGAAAGACTCAAAATCAGTTTGTGATAAATCATCGTTCAAGATCACATCAAACTTTCCGCTGCGGCCATTAAACGCGACGTTATATGGCGGGTCAGTGAAAACCATATCGGCCTTTTGCCCCTCCATCAGTTTGTCTACAGCATCGATGCTAGTGCTATCCCCGCACATAACCCGATGCGAACCTAGCTGCCAGATGTCGCCTAGCTTGCTGACCGGCTCATCCGGCGGCGGTGGGGCTTCATCTTCATCTACCAGCCCTTCCTCAACCGCCTCGGCCAGCAGCGCGTTCAGTTCGTCGTCGTCAAACCCGGTCAGCGACAGATCAAAATCCAGCTCTTTTAGATCTCCCAGCTCTAGGGCAAGCATCTCATCATCCCAACCAGCGTTGAGCGCTAACTTGTTGTCCGCAATTACATAAGCCTTTTTTTGCGCCTCGGTCAAATGAGCAAGGCGCAGGCAAGGCACCTCTTTCATATTCAGTCGTTGCGCCGCAAGCGTCCTGCCGTGGCCTGCTATGATTAGGCCGTCGCCATCAATCAAAACCGGGTTGGTGAACCCAAACTCTTTGATTGATCCGCATATTTGCGCCACCTGTTCATCCGAGTGCGTGCGTGAATTACGCGCATATGGGATAAGACTTTCAACCGACAAATATTCGATTTCATGCTTCATCTTGCTATCTCGTTAAAATTAAAACGTGTGACAAAAATGTCACGCTAGCCAAGCGCAGCGATCCGCAATGACC